TTTCACTTCAGCTTTTTGCCGAGAGGGTATAAGGGATTTTATTTTTTCTAATATTTTCATGCGCTCCAATAGAGTTCTAGGGTTTCCATGTCAGGATCTTTTAAAGACCATACTTCACAGCAAAAATCGCTTTTATCTGTCCAATCCATAAGGTTTTGCATCATGTATACATGCTGTATTCCTTCTGCTTCTCCAAAATCATAAAACAAGCACTCTGCTTCCATTCTATTGTTGTATATAAGTCTTGCACAAAATTTAGGAGCAAATGCTTGCATTCCTGCAGTGAGTATTTCATAATATAAGGGGTCATGATTTGGACTTTCACAGAAAAGTATTGAATCTAAAGTTGACCCGTTTGGAGTTATCGAAGATAGCAATATTTCATCAACAAAAAACTCATGAAAGCAATCAAATTTTTCGTAAAATAAATCTGATGAAGAGTAGTCGAATATATATTGCTGCATTGCTGGTGTGAAAGGTGGTGGACGCGGCGGGAGTTGAACCCGCGTCTTTAAATCTTCAAAAGTAAGAATCTACAAGTTTAGTTTGTTTTTTTTATAGTTATGATACAAGCATCCAACTTCTTGTTTCAATTATTTACAGTTTGTGATACAAGAAAACTTTTTCTGTTTTGCAGATGGTTGACCCCTCTTCTGCCGTATCTGCGTCTGACAGAGAGGGGTAGCAGTTTAAGCTGCTAATGCGAGCTTTTCAGCTTTTGGGCTGAAAGCTACAACACGACTTTTGTTTTTGCCATGTATGAACTTATGCCTTTTTACGAAGCCAGGCATCTCTTCGACTTGCATCATACTCAATTCAATTTAAATCGAATCCAGTACGCGCCCATAAATTTTAAAAGAACGATTAGCTTTTATTTTTACCAAGATCAGCTAGACCTTGACCAAGAATATAAGCTACAATAGGGCCAACGATTTGCATCACAACTTCTTGTGTTAACCCCAAACTGAAGAAGTGATTTAGAATTGGAACCCCTGCAGCTACAACTGCCGCCCAAAACTTTTTACTGTGCCAAAATTGTTTTTCCATAACGTTTCTTTACACTGATTAAAATAATTCCTCAGGAATATCTTCATTCAAAGATTCCTTGGATGACTGCGCTTCCTGCACGGCTTGCTTTGCAACCTCTTCGACCTGCTCATTGGATTTTGCCTGAGATGCCTCTTCGCTTCTGTAGATAACATAATCGGGCGCTCGCTCGTTTTTCTCTCTACCTTTGTTGGTAAATACTACAACTTTGACAGGTTCTGTAACTCCTGGCATGGTTTCTACGTTGATTGTACCTGAAAGATACTTTTGACTTTTTCCGCTGCGAACCCAAAGAGCTCCAAGCTCACGATTGCGCCACTCTGACTGTTGTTTTTCTTGTGTTTGATTTTCCATAATTAATTTGCGTTGTATAATTTCTCTAGTTCTTTAAGGAACAAAGGTTTTGCTCCTTGTGATAATTTGTTGTATTGTTTTTTTGCGCGAGAGTATACCCGCTTTACTGTTTCATCCGAACTGTTCGGATCAAAGTTTAAAATTTTTCTTATTTGTTTTGCTACTGCGTTGTTCATGGAATTGATTATAGTATATATTATTGTGAATGTCAAGGATTATTTTTGTTTTTAATTAGAAAATTAATTATGTAATGCTTGATGAAAGCTTTTATTTGCGGTTTTCCTTGTTTTTTTCTTATTTTATTTTCTATTCTAGTCAAGAAGCATCCGTCTCTTGATGAAAGTAATGATAATATCAGCGTTATCAAAGGTAAGCATATAAACCAATCGTAATCTGATTCAATATCAAAGAGCTCAACGCTTAAAAATATTAAGGCCAGAAAATTTAAAATAATTACCGCGAAATGAACAAGAATGATTGTATATAAAATCATATTTTATATGAATAATAGGTTGATATCTCTTCTTGATTTCCTGATACTGAGTTGATAACCTTTGAGGCGCAGTCAAGCGAAGCTTTATTCGCTTTTTTGATATTAAGATAAACCTCGTTGTAACCTTTTGATCGCAAAACATGTAATATTTTTGTTCTCAATTTACTTGAGATGCCTCGCCTTCTAAATTCAGGGTCTACAATATCTATTGATCCTGCTGCTATTTTAATTTCTGTGTCGTAGGTTCTGTCTAGTTTAGTCGAACAAAGTGAAATTGCTATAAGTTTTTTGCCTTTAAACAAACCAAGCGCAGGATCTTCATCAAAAATAATCGGGAAGATTTCAGAATTATAATAGTTTATTGCATTTCTTTTTGTTGGTAAAATAGGAATCGCGCAAATTTCATCATTATTTTGTAATGATTTTAGGATTAAATTTATTATAGAACCTTCATCTTCATATTTTAATTGTTTTATTATTTCTGCGCTCATGTTAAATGATAATCTACTTCTTTGAATATGTTAATATCATTTCCTCCTCCATAGCTGATTGCACTTTGAAGATCTTGAGTTATTTCAAATAGTTTTTCTTGAAAAGTCATGTTGTTTGATTGTATGTGATTCAGCTTTCCTTCGATGTGATTATTGTGACCTTTGTTTTCTGCGCTTGCTGAACCGTAGTATGCTTTATGGTTGGCGCCATTTATGTTCATGTTTAATGCAGGACTATCTGTGCACGCCGCAAAAACCCCTCCGGCCATAGCCATGGTTGCTCCGGCCACCAAAGATTTTGCGATATCTCCATTGCATTTTATTCCTCCATCAGCAATGATCGGAATGCGATTTCCTTCATCAAGCGTTACGTCGGAGCACCATTTTACGCAGCTAAACATTGGCATGGTAAATCCTGTTTTGTCTTTTGTGGTACAAGGAGAACCTTGGCCTATGCCCACTTTGATGATATCAGCGCCGCTCTCGGCAAGAGAGCGTACAGCTTGAGGAGTTGAAACATTGCCTGCAATAATTTTTATGTCTTCAAAGTTTTCTTTGATAAATTTTATCATGTCAATCATTCTTTTGCAATAGCCGTGGGCAATATCTATTGTCAAGAAATGTATTTTATGTTTTCTTGCTTTGATTTTTAAAAGCTTATCTTTATCTGCGTCTTGTATTCCTGTGCTGAATGAAATTGTTTTCCAGTTTTCTGCGTTTGCAATAGCTACATTCTCTGCGAGATCGTTATCGAATCGATGCATGATGTAAAAATAATCATTGTCGCTCATCCATTTTGCAAGTTTCATATCTATAACCGACTTCATGTTTGCAGGAATAATCGGAAGCTTGTAATGATTGCCGAATAGGTTTATTGATGTATCACAATCTTTTCGAGATTCACACTCACTGTAGTTGGGAATCAAGCAAACATCTGAATATTTCAAGGCTTTATTTGTCATAAAACTCATCGTCCTTCTTTTTCAGAAAACACCAAGCCACAAAACCAACAAAACCAAAGAGAAGAAAATCTCCTGTGAAAAATTGAAAATATGATGTCGAAGCTAAAATGTGCATTATCTGAATTCCTTTCTTAATAACCTCCAGCGATCTGAATCAATTGGTTTGTTGCCGTCGTCAATTGCATGCAACATGTTTATTATTTCATCTACATTATTGTAAATATATTTATGCGGAAACATGCCGAGCATCCATAATGGAGTTTTTGCTTTTCCACCCTCCATGCTAACAAACACAGGCTTTTTCTCGCGCACAGCAGTGACAATCTCTTCAGCACTGCCCCAACTCGCCACTTCAGGAACAAGGTGCGCTATGATAAAATCACTTCGGTCAACCAAATTTAAATCGTATGCTCGAACAGTTTTCATTCTTTCTGTTACGCGATCATATTGTTTGGTGCTCATCCATGTTTCCATTTCTTGTCTGGAAGCTTCATCTTCTTCTACATCTTTAATGAATGGTTTTTTGTATGGATCAAAACAAGTTATACTTAAAGGCTTGAGTTGTTCCGCAACATGATCTCTCCAGTTTCTACCACTAACGTATTGCATGTGGCCCACTAAATAACATTTAGTTTTGTATAATAGATTTTTCATGCCTGAATTATATCAGACAGATTGCGAAATGTCAAGCTTTATCTTGAGGCTAAAATATGCACATTATACTGCGCACTTAATTGCTCTGCAAAATTAATTGTGAATTTGTTTTGATCGACATTTGAAATTGTGTATCTCGCCATTGTCGGGTTTTCATCGAATGGCCATGTAGCAATTGGAGCTTGTTTCCATCCTT